GGAACTCGGCTGCCGTTGCCACGGCAAGCACCGCTTTTAATGGTATTAAGCGGGCGTTTCAGGCGGGCCGTGATCTTGAAAGTATGACACAGGATCTTTCCAGATGGATGGGTGCTGTAAGTGATGTGGATGCAGCACATAAGTCTGCAAAGAATCCAACTATGTTTCGTAAGGTATTTAGTGGTGGATCAATAGAGCAAGAGGCGATAGAGGCGTTTACGGCTAAGAAAAGGTTAGAAGAACAGCGATATGAGCTACAGCAGTTTATAAAATTTACGCACGGAACGGCTGCATGGGATGAATTACTGAGGATGGAAGGTCAGATACGGAAACGTAGGCAACAAGAGATATATGACAAAAAGATATTTAGAGAAAAGGTTATTGGGATTGTGGTGCTTATTGTGGTGCTTACTGTTGGCTTGGCTCTTCTTGGTCTTTTCGTTTACTCCCTCATGGGACTCGACAGAGGATGGTGGATATCGGACTAGGGATAAATGCGTCCGTAAAGAGGGCGGTCAAGAGACATTTGAGTGGCTTTGCACTGATGGCAAAGTAATATATTTAGCACAATCCGACAATATTAAGAACTGCTATACATGCTTTTTGAAGAAGTTTAGCGACTGGACGTGGGAACAAGAAAAGCGTTTGGGTATGCGAGAAGATCCAAAATACATCACTTGCAGACGCTATAAAAGAAGAAAAGCTAAGAACGGACAACATGTTTGTCTATACAAAGGAGCAAATGACACTTATACTCTGGTTGTAGAGGGACAATGCCCCGTGGAATATCAGTGTAAATATGAACCTGGTGGGACAGAACCAAACATTGATAGCGTGGTGGACTCTCTTAATGATAGTTTTAAAAAATGAAAGTTTTATTATTTGTGCTTGTTATTCTTGAAGGTACTGAAGTTTACGACGAGTCAATAGAGTATGGTAGTATTGATAAATGTAATTGGTATGCGGAGAAAATAAATTTTTACAACGCACGACAAACAAGAAATACTTTTTCAGCATACTGCAAACCAAGAGTGGTTGAGAGGAAAGAGGAATGACGCAAAAAAAACTAGAAAAAGGCTCCGTTTGGGAAAAAGCTGATGCTAACGGTGACGGTGTAGTATCAGATCAAGAGATGGCTATGCGAGAGCGTATGGTTCTTTTAGAGAACAGAGACAAGAAAGAAGATCAACAACGCTATCTTGTGTGGTTTTCTGCTATAACAGTAACATTGTTTATAGTTGTTTTAATGACACCGCTCGTTCCTATTGATAGAATTTCACACCTTTCCGGAATCGCGGAAATATGGGTATTATCAAATATGGGTGTGATCGGCAGTTTCATAGGCTTTAATCAACTGGCAAAGAGAAATGGCGAAGAAAAAAGACCCCATTAAAGGCACTGGAAAGAAGCCGAAAGGCTCTGGAAGGAGGTTATATACAGATGAAAATCCCAAGGATACAGTCCCTATTCGATTTGCCACTGTGGCAGATGCCAAGAGAACTGCTGCGAAGGTTAAGAAGATTAATAAGCCGTATGCTCGAAAAATTCAAATCTTGACAGTTATGGAACAAAGAGCGAAAGTAATGGGTAAAACACAAGTTGTTAATGTAGCAAAGCAAGCGAAACAAAGTTTAAGGAAAAAACATGGCAAAGAAAAAGCTAACACCTAAACAAATGCAGATTGCAAGAGTGGCACCTCCACGAAACAAGATTACGGGTGCTGACTTTAAAAAGTTAAGAAAAGGCAAGAAAGGTAAGAAGAGATGATCAAATACCTAAAAAGAATATGGTGTGCTCTCTTGAACAAGCGTTGTGACGATTGTGACGAGAAGAAGCCTGCCAAACGGGGAAGACCCAAAAAGAAATGATACAAGCATTAATAGGTTCTATTGGTAGTCTCGCGTCGTCATACCTAGAGGGCAAGACAGCTATACAAAAGGCAGAAGCCACTATTCGTATGAAGGAGGCTACTGGAGAGATTGATTGGGATCTTGCAGCAATGCGAGCATCACAGTCCTCATGGAAGGACGAATGGTTGACCCTGCTTTTCAGTATTCCTCTTGTGCTTAGTTTTTGTGGGGAGTGGGGCAGAGGTATAGTATCCGACGGGTTTGAGGCTCTTGCGGGTATGCCCCAGTGGTACCAGATCGCGTTAGGAGCTATCGTAAGTGCGAGCTTTGCTACAAGGTCGGCTTCAAAGCTGTTTAACATGAGGAAAAAGAAATAGATTCCATAAAGTGCGATGTATGTGGGCACGACATGGAGAACGTCGAAGGAAGTATGCGGTGTAAGTATTGTCAATACTTCTACGACATGAACAAAGAGTGGATTGATTTTGTCCACAAGAAAGAGGAGAAAGAAGATGCCGTTCAAATTATCTCAGAGGAGCTTCCAGAAACTGGTGGGCGTAGACCAACAACTGGTAGAAACAGTAAAAAAGGCGATTGAACTGACGAAAATCGACTTTGGAGTGATATATGGAGTCCGTAATATCGAAGAACAGGAGAAGCTTTTTAAATCCGGCAGATCCCAGACGATGAACTCAAAACACCTTTTGCAAGACGATGGTGCGGGTCACGCTGTCGATTTAATGGCTTACCAAGACGGAGAGCCATGTTGGGAAATCCAGGTCTATGATGAAATAGCCGATGCCATGAAAGAGGCAGCCGTTAGAACAGATTTGAAACTACGTTGGGGAGCTGCATGGCATATAGATGACCTTCGTGATTGGGACGGTACAGCCGAGGAAGCAATGAATGCGTACATAGATTTACGTCGTTCTCAAGGTCGTCGTCCATTCATTGACGGACCTCATTTTGAAAAGAATTGAGGAGAGTTTGTATGGATGTTGTTGACTTCGCTAGATATTTATATAATAAATTTGAGGAGAGAGAAAAAAATATTGCACAAGATCTTGTGTTAGGAAACATAAAAGATTGGAATCAATATCAACATTTAGTGGGAGAGGCACGGGGACTCTCACTTGCTAAAGAAGAAATCAAGTCCCTGCTGGAGAATAACGTAGAAGATGCCGAGCAAATTATTACTTCCTGACTTTTATAAAGTCCCAGAAAAAGAACCCGACATCCCCCTAAAAGATAGATTACCACAGCCTACGGGTTGGAGACTTCTTGTTATGCCATACAAAGGTAGGGCAAAAACAGAGGGTGGGGTGTATATGCCCGATGACGTTGTCGAGAGAGAGGCTCTTGCCACTGTCGTGTCATATGTAATACGGGTTGGACCTTTAGCATATAAAGATAAAGACAAGTTTGGAGACGGTGACCCTTGGTGTAAAGAGGGTGATTGGGTCTGCATAGGTCGATATGCGGGGGCACGATTTAAAATAGATGGTGGAGAGATACGCATCATTAACGATGATGAAGTCATAGCCACCATAGAACATCCAGATGATGTTTATAGCGTTTAGGAGATAGTATGGAACAAGAACAAGTAGCAGAAAAAGAAGAAGCCGTAGAGGTAGAGGTTGCTGACCCTTCTATAAAAGAACAGAAGGAACAAGAAGTAGAGGTAGAGGTTCCGACGGAGGAAAAAGCGGAAGCTGAGCCAGAGAAAAAAGAAGATGAGTTAGAGAACTACAGTAAAAATGTTCAAGCACGAATTAAAAAGCTCACAGAAAAATACCGTAAAGAGGAGCGAGACAGAGAAGAAGCTGTCCGTATGTCCCAAAGACTTCTTGAAGAAAACAAACAACTCAAGCAAAGAATGGATAGTCTTGATCAAGGTTATTTATCAGAGTATGGCACGAGACTAGAGTCGCAAGAGGATCAAGCAAAAAGAGCATACGCTGAAGCACATCAAGCGGGTGACAGCGAAAAAATGTTTGAAGCTCAAAAAGCTTTATCAAAGATAGCTATTGAACAAGAACGATACAGACTGGCTAAGAACCAATCTGAGGCAGCTAAAAATCAACCAGAAGCAGAACAACCTGTTGCACAACCGCAACAGCCTCAACAACAAGTGTCTCCAAAAGCAAAGACCTGGGCAGAAAAAAATGAGTGGTTTGGTGAAGATGAGGTTATGACACAAGCTGCTTTTGTTGTACATAATAAATTAATACAAGAAGAAGGGTTTGACCCGGAAAGCGATGAGTACTATAGTGAAATTGACAGACGCATGAGAACAGAGTTTCCTCATAAGTTTGACAAGCAGAAAACGAGCAGTGGAGTTCAAGTTGCTTCTGCTAACTCTACAGCATCTCGTAACACTCAGCAGAAGCGAAGATCGGTAAAACTATCGCCTTCTCAGATAGCGATAGCTAAAAAATTAGGAGTACCTCTTGAAGAGTACGCGAAATATGTGAAGGACTAAATGATGACAGATAGAACACCGAGAAATGATACGACCCGTGAAAAATCTTCACGCAGAAAGCCGTGGGCACCACCAAGCAGGTTGCATGCACCTGAACCTCCAGAGGGGTATAAGCACAGATGGATCCGTATGGCAACTCGTGGCGAAGACGACAAAGTCAACGTCCATGCCAAGATCAATGAAGGGTGGGAGCTTGTTCGAGCAGATGAATATCCCGAAAGGGACTTACCGACCATCGATGATGGAAAGTATGCAGGAATAATAGGAACAGGTGGATTAGTACTTGCCAGAATGCCTCTTGAAACAGTCGAGGAGAGGAATGATTATTATCGAGGACGAACTCGTGAACAAATGACTGCCGTTGATAGCGATCTAATGAAAGAGCAGCATCCTTCGATGCCAATCACAAATGATCGTCAAACTAGAGTTTCATTCGGGGGTCGTAACGACTCCTCTAATAATTAATTCTTAATAGGAGCTATAAATGGCGAACTCAAACGTATCTTTCGGCTTGAAGCCTATTAATGCTATGGGGGGAACTAACCCTGGTAGCACTAATATGTACTTCATTGCCAGTAATGCGTCAGCTATTTTCCAAGGCTCACCCGTTCAAGCTGAACTTTCTGGTGGCACAGTCCAAGTTTTGGGCAACGCTACTGGAGACACAAAGCAAATCTTGGGCGTGTTTGCCGGCTGTGAATATGTTGACAACACTACAAAAAAATTAAAATTTTCCAATACATGGCCCGGCTCTGGGTCAGCAGATACTAACCATGACATCAAAGCGTTTATCTACGATAATCCGATGCAGCGATACATTATTTGTTCCGATGGTACAAATACTGATAGAGCTACCGCAAAGGCTGATGTTTTTAAGACTGCTGAAATAGAGAACGCCACGAGCGGAAGCACAACCACTGGTATATCAACTGCACAGATTGATATCTCAACAGCAGAGGATTCTGATCCGTCAAATCCTTTACTGATTTTAGGCATCCAAGAGGATGTTGAGAACTCAGATCATAGTGCTGCAGGTATCCAGTACATCGTTAAACTTAATAATCATGTCTTCTTCAGTTCTGTTGGAGATCCTGATGCAGCAATCTCATAAGGGGGTATAACTATGGCGATATCTAGAGCACAGTTAGCCAAAGAGTTAGAACCAGGTTTAAACGCCCTCTTTGGCATGGAGTATGGTCGATACGAGAACCAACACTCTGAAATTTACACAACCGAGTCTTCAGATCGAGCGTTTGAAGAAGAGGTAATGCTTTCTGGTTTTGGGGCTGCCCCAGTCAAGCAAGAAGGTTCAGGAGTATCATTTGATGATGCAAACGAGTCTTTCACTGCTCGATACAACCATGAAACTATTGCTTTGGCTTTTGCGATCACAGAGGAAGCCGTAGAGGACAATCTCTATGACAGAATCTCTGCGAGATACACAAGAGCACTTGCACGATCAATGGCTCACACAAAACAGGTTAAAGCTGCAGCTGTACTAAACAACGCTTTTGACTCTTCCGTAACTGGTGGAGATGGTAAAGAGTTGTGTGCAACTGATCATCCTTTAATCAACGGTGGTACTTTTGCAAACGAACCATCAACTGCTGCAGACTTAAACGAGACATCTCTTGAAGATGCCCTAATTAGTATTGCAGGTTTCGTTGATGAGCGTGGGTTAAAGATAGCACTGCGTGGTACAAAGTTGATCATTCCACGACAGTTACAGTTCACAGCAGAAAGACTAATGTCTTCTGTTTTACGACCTGCAACATCAGACAACGATGTGAACGCTGTCAGATCAATGGGAATGCTTC